TATTCCACCTCTTGTAGCTTTATCATTTAAGTATCTCATATCAGACTTATAAAAATCGTAAGATCCACGTCTGAAACCAGAGAAACCTAAATTTAATGCCATATCTTCAGAGTTGTTAAATACTCCGTAAGAAGTACCACCAGCTCCGTAAGAATTCATTGCAGCTAACATATCATCAATAGCTAAAGACGTAGCTCTATTTACAAACATCATATTTTCTTCAATAGCACCTTGATTATCAAACTCAGCTAATATAGCGTCAAACTCAGCTAAATCAGTAGCAGCGTTAACACCAGTAACACCAGAAGTTAAATTACCTCTAGATTCAATAGCAGCAAATAAACCTTCAGTACCAGAACCGTTAGCACCAGAATCAGCAGCACCTCTAGTCTGACCATCAGCACCAAAGCCAATAGCAGAATCAGCAGCTGTTTTTTCAGCTTCTAGCATACTCATTTCTAAGTAATCAGTAAATCTAGCTCTAGTTTCACCTTCAGCTTTTAAATACCATAAGTATCCACTTGTACCATCTTCTACAGTTACTTCAATCCAACCAATTTGAGAAGCGTCAGATCCAGAAACTTCGTAGTAATCTTTCATAATAATTGGTTTATTATTATAAGACTTAAACGTTGGAGTGTTAGCACCTCTTGAATCAGATTTATAAGTACCAGTTTCATCAGAATAAGACATTCCTTTACCGTACTCAGAACCAATAACCAATACAGTACATGTACCATCGCCTAGTTCATCATCTGCGATATCATTAGCGTAAGGCTCAATTGAAACAACGTTTGAATCTGGAGTTTCAACAGCTAGTGCTTTAATTACAACACCAGCTTGTGCTATTAATAACATGTCATTAACTCTAATACCGTGTTTTCTAGCTGATGTAGAATCAGAACCCATTTCTGTATTTCCATCAATATCAGAAGTAATTGCTATAGTACCGTTAGTATCACCGGTCGCGTCTAAAGTCGCTACGTATGATAAATGTAATCTTGATTGTTCAGACCAAACAACTTGATCAGCTGTCATAGCCTCTTCAGCTCCAACTTGCGAAAGAAATCCTGAGATTGTTCTGTTTCCAAAAACCTCAGCTTCTTTCTCCATTAGATCTGGAACGTATTGTTGCGCCCAACCTTGTCCAGTTGTTGACGCAAGATCTAGATAATTTGAATTTAACGTTTGCTTCTGTGAAGCTGGAACTTTATTCAAACTACCTCCTGCAGTAATTGCCATAATTTTAAATTTTTAATTGTTATTTATTGTTTTTAATTTTAAACTTAAAATCAGAAGAATCATTACCTAATACTCTTACTTTTACTCCACCAGCATCTATTGTTTTTTGAGATTGTCGTGGGTCCATATTTACGTTTTTAGATTTAGCAATACTTTCTTTTAAAGCATCAGCTTTTCCTTGTTCGTAAAAATGTTGAGCTATAGTATCAGCGTTCATTGCTGTATAAAGTGATTTGTGATAACCCTTAGCGTCTTCCATTGTACCGTCTTTGTTTAGAAACTTTCTAACAAAGTTGTTAATGTCACTTTGTGTATCTTTAACACTTTTAGCATCTTTAACATTAAATCTAAATTTCTTATCTCCTACATTGTATTCGAAACCTTTAAACTTATTGTTAAACAAACTTTCTGTCTTTTTATTAAAAACAGAAACTGTGTTTTGAACTTTTTTATTGTTCTCTTCTGACTCCTTGTTGTATCTATTAAAAAAATCTACAGCTTTTTGTTGTTCGGAAGTCAACTTGCTCCCAGCTTTAATTTCTTCATAGTGTTTAGACTTTTGCCCGTCTAAGTAGGTCCTAGCATTAGCAACTTGCTCTTTTAACGCTAGTTTTTTTCTTTTAATATCTCTTTCTTCGTCGACTTCTTCGTCGTAAGAAAAAGAATCTTCCATAAGGAAGTTTATTTCTTCGTTAGTTAAATGCGGTTTTGTTTGTTTGTAATATTCATATAGAACATCATTGTCATTTAACTTACTAATATCTTGATTTAACCTTACGTAGTCTTCTAAATCACCACCAGTTTCTTCCATAAAATCCATAAGTTTTTGGATGTTTTCTGGAACTGCTTTACCTATTTCTTGAGATTCAGCTACAGCTTCTTCTATCTTTTCTTCTAGTTCTTCAACTTTTTCATCTACTTTTTCATCTGTAATTTCTTCTAAAGTTACTTCTTCTTTTTCTTCAGTAGGTTCTTCAGTTTTTTCTTCTACAATTTCTTCAACTACTTTTTCGCTAGTTTCGGATTTGTTGTTTGCAGAAACTTCATCTGTGTCTTGCTCTGAAACGGTGTCTTCTTTTGTTTTTGGTGTTTTATTTAAGTCTACTTTAATGACACTATCGTCATCTTTACTTTTAAATTTACTTAGATCAACCTTTGTAACTTCTTCTTTAGGTTGTTCTTGTTGTGTAGTTTCTTCAACTACGTTTTCTTTGTTTTCTTCCATAATATAATATAATAATAGTTAATAAATTTTTATTTAGGCTCAAAAGCCTCTAAATCAAAACCTCCACCTATTATATCATTACCTGCTGATTCAAAGCTTTTAGGTGGTTTACCTGTTTTTCTTTGATCAATAAGCTCTGATTGTTGTGAGGCTTGGATCTTTGTTCTTTCATCTTTTCTATCTTCCTTTTGTTTTTCTCTATCTTTCATACCATCAACTTCAATTCCTTTAAGTTGCATGTTATAATTAAATTCTAATTCCATTAATTGTTTTTTAGCTTCAACTTCTTGTTGCATTTTTTCCATATCAATCTGAGCTTGTATTTGTGCTAATTGAGCTTTAGACTGCGTTAAAGCTTGGTTTTTTTGCATTTCAGCTTGAGCAGCTTGTTGAGCCGCTTGTGTGTTAGCTTGAGACTGTGCTTGTATATTTTCCATTTGCATCTTTCTATCAGCCTCTTGTTTTTTCTTTCTTCTTATTTTTAAAAGTTGATTTGCTAGTTTAATATTTTTTATTTCTCTAACATCTATAGCATCTTCTAATTCTATATTTTTTTGTTGTAAAGCCATTTGAATATTATTTTCAAGCATTGCTTTTTCTTCTTCATCTGGTTGAAGTTCTATAAATATACCAAAATCATATAAATGTAGTTCTGACATTTCTTCTAATGTAGCCACGTTGTGTGAGCCTATAGCTTGAATGAAAGCATCTTTAGTAGGAGAATATTCTAAAACATCAGATATTCTTAATGATAAACACTCTGCTGTTTCAGCTGTTAAATATAAACCAGCTTGCAACATGTGCCTTGTAGCTGTGTTTGAGTTTGCTGCTGCTAGTTTTTGCACTCCAACTAACGCGTTTTTATCTGGTGTACTACCATCTCTAGCTTCGTTAAGACCGGTAGTATCTCTTATCATTTGCATGTAGTAATTATACGTGCCAATTAAAGCTTGTAGTTTATTACCACCAGATCCAGATGTGATTTCTTGTATTGGCACTTTACCAGGATTCATGTCACCTTCGCTGGTAAATGATCTACCAATAACAGATCCAGTTTGAAAAAACATATTTAAAGCTTCTTGTGGATTATAATTTGTACCATTACCTAAGTCTATTTCTGCTAAACCATCAGCATCTAAATAAACACCATCTGGCACCATACGGGCCATAACTTGTTGAAGTTTTAAATGTGTTAACTGTATCATATCAGCAAAACCAGTTATTCTTCTTACTAAAGATTCTATTTTACCGTTGTATATACGCGGTGCAACAATAGCGTAATTCATTTTAACTTTTGTAAAATCACTTTTAGGACGCATCATATTTGAAGCCATTTCCCATTTAAGTAATTTATCTGTACCAAGTATCATAGCTCCATCATATAATACCTCTATATTTCTTTGTAGCTTTGAATAACCACCTTCTTTGTTTTCTGGTGGATTAAATGAGTCATCTTTTTCTATGGCTTTTTCAGCTCCAGTTGAAGTTTCTTTTAACTTATAAACCTCGTTCATATAGGTTTTATAATTAAAATATAAAACTTGTATTTTATTGTTATCTTCTTTATCAGAGTTGTATTTACTTCTATTACTATTTTTTTGATAAGATTTGTTTTTCATAATATCCTCAAGATCACTTTCTGTTAAATGAGGAAACTCTTTTGCTAATTCGTTAACTGGTATTGATTTAACTTCACCAACATAATATATATCTTCAAAATAAGGAGAGTCGCTGTAAGAATAAACTAAGTTAGCTGGGTCTACGTAATTAATAGTAACACCTTCAGAAGTGTTAAAACTTGTTTTGACACAACCTATACCTAAAACAGCTAGGTCGTAATAAAATCTTTTTTGAATTAAATCGTATTTATTACCCTGCATTAAAACATTTATAGCTTGCTCTTCTGCTAACTCAACAGCTTGTTTGTAGTTTAATTGCATGTGTATACCTAGCTCCTCAACGTTTGTTGGTAATTCTTCTATAGTACTTTCTCTAGTATTTACACCAAACTCTTCATCCATCGCGACATCAAACTCTTTAGTTTTCATATCATCTAAAATGTCTTGCATGTATTTTGTTCTTTTGTCAACACCGTTTGGAGATTGAGAAAAGGCTTTAATGTCATAAGTTCTTTGTGACATTCCGTTAACTAGTATATCTACGAATTTTGGGATTATTGGGACTGGAGTCCAGTCTAAGTTGAGATAAGATAAATCACCATTGATAGATAACTCATCTTTGTATTTTTGAATTGATTGTTCGCCCCTAGCGTATAATCTTAAATTATGGAAATTATTGTAATTGTTTCTATATCTATTATTATTTCTGTCGTCATTAAACCACTCTGTTTCTATAGCTTTACCTACTTTTAAACCGTAATCATAGCTTAATTTTTCAGCATCGCTAACGGCTTGACTTGGAAAATAACTTTTAATGCCAGAATATGCCATATTTATTATTTAATTATTTGTGATGTATTGCCTGAGTTTTTATACTTTGCAATATTTATGTTTAACTTAGGTTTTTTAATTTTAGCGTTAGGTCTATACAAGTGTCTATTGTTAGCCATTATTGCTAAACCAGAACTTATTGTTGCGTCAAACTTTGTTCTTTTATTTATATCAAACTTAGCCCAGTCGTTTAATAAACTATTAAAGTATAAATCACCAAACGTACCATCTTGTTTCATACCAACGTGATCTTGAATATACATTTCAATAGCAGCTGCATGAGCTTGTTTTATGTCTTCACTAGTGTTAGGTATTCCTCCAACTTCTTTTTCTGCAACAGATAGTTTATTCCATATTTTATCTGGACGATTCATACTAAAACCTCTATAACCTCTTCTTCTAAGATAATAAAGTAATCTAGGTTTATTGTTCTCTGCAAGTATTGGCATACCATAAAACACTAATGCCATTAAAACATCTTCAAAGAATATTTCAGCCGTAGGTGGTCTTGATAAGTACTCTAAAAAAAAGCTATTTGCTGGAGCGTCCTCCATGCTAAACTTAGTAAGTCC